TCACAATATTATCAAAGTAAAGTTTTTAAGATATGACATCCAAAACATAATGGGAGAACATATAGAAAGCTTTAAGAGTACAAGTGAGCTAAGCACCCAAGAGTTTACAGATTTCATAGCAGAGGTACAGATATGGGGAGCAGAGTTCCTTAATATATCTATACCAAGCCCTAACGATGATTTAGAAATAGAATTTATATGATTAACTTCTACGAGGTAATAATAAGAGTAAATGGCTTTATAACCAGCACCAGAATAATAGCCAAAGAAAACCCTACAATCCTTGAATACGAAAAAAGGGTAAAGGATTCTTATTATGGTGGAAGAAAGAACTGGAGGTTAAAGGATAAGTTTGACATTAAAGAATTTATAGTAATTAAACAAAAATTAGGCTTATGATTAAGTTAGAAATAACTCCAGAGGAACTACAAAGAGCCAAAGAAATGTATCAGTTTAATGCTCTTAAAAACTCCGTTACAGAAGGCAAGTCTAATATCTATGGGGCAATAGGAGAAGTAATGGTTTTTGATTACTTTAAAGATACATATTGGAAAGATAGATTTGATGTAAAGCTTGAAAATACATTTGATTATGATTTACTAATCAACGGCAAAAGAATAGAGATAAAGACCAAAAAAGCTTCCAACTTACCAATAAGTGAAGATTATAATGTAAACATATTTGCTACAAGTATGAAGCAGATGTGCGACTATTACTTCTTTACCATAGTAACAGATGATTTCAAACTATGTTATTTACTTGGTTATTTAAGGAGGTTTGATTTCTATAAAATTGCTACCTTTGCAAAGAAAGGACAACCAGATGGCCCTAACTTTAATTTTAGAGCAGATAGTTACTCCGTAAAAATAAAAGACTTAATTAAATTCCAATGATGACAATAATATTTTTAATTCTCGCAGCATTCTGTAATGCAGTTATGGATGTGCTATCAACAAGGTACTATGTTTCTATATTTGGAAACTTTAAGAACAAACAATTCTGGGACTGGAACATCAGTTGGAGAAATAAATGGTCTTGGGGCGAAAAAGCCAATGGCGAGAAGTTTTTCCTATCAAGCTCTATGCTATCATTTATGACCGATGGATGGCATTTAGCTAAGGCTTTGATGATAGTATTCATTTCATCAGCGATAGTCTGTTACAAGCCCTTATTTGGCTTAATAGACCTAATCTTATTTAATTGTATTTGGGGGATAATCTTTGAATTGTTTTATAGTAAGCTATTGATTAAAAAAATAGAGTAAAAATTGCTATATTTGGGTATGGCAAAAGCAGTATCAAAAGCAATTAAAGTAAACTTCGGTAAAAGAAAAGGTGGCAAGGCTTCCAAGGCGAAGAATAAGCAACCTAAAAAATATAATAGACAAGGAAGATAATGGCTAAACAAGTTAATAAATCTACTCTAAAGTGTAATGTTCCTAAGAAAACACCATCACATCCTACAAAATCTCACATTGTAAAGGCTTGTGATAACGGTCTGGAGAAGATTATTAGGTTTGGCCAACAAGGTGTAAGTGGTTCTCCATTCAAAAAAGGAGAATCAGAAGAAGATAAAAAACGCAGAGCAGCTTTTAGAGCCAGACACGCAAAAAATATTGCAAAAGGTAAGTTTTCAGCAGCTTACTGGTCTAACAAAGTCAAATGGTAATTAAAAAATTTCGGTGGGGTGTTTTCCAGTACAGTAATTAAAAAACCTCGCTGGGGGTTTAAAAAACCTCGTACCCATTTTTGATTAAAAAAACGGGGAGGGAGTAGGCCAAAATAGAAAATTCCCAAAATTCCCAAAAATACCAAAATTGTCCACAAAATGCTACAATCGGCCTAAATTTAGGCCATTGCTAAAATTTTTAGCAAGACTTAGCAAAGTTTTAGCAAAGAATTAAAATTGCTAAAATAATTAGCATTTAATACTTAACCATTTGCAAAGCATCCCAAAAAAGGCATTTTTTTTATATTTAATCGTTTAAATTTTAGTTAAAATTGCATTTTTGGCTTTTATTTAAACTTTCAAATATTCTGCAAATGTATAATTAATTTATATATAAAAGAATAGGAATAAAAGTATTTGCAATTTAGAATAATTCCAAATTAGCATTTCTTAGAAATCGTATCTATATAAGGTGTATAATTGCATACCGAATAAACCCATCGGCCTTATATTATGAACAAATTTAAAACACATCCCGAAAACAAATTTACAAGCGATTTCACCGAAAATGATTTTGATAATACAATCAAAGAATTCTTTTTGGGAATCGTAATTATTGCAACTGCAATATTTTCTATCTTATTAATTATTGTTATAAACTAACCTAAATTCTTAAAACTTAAAACCCCTAAAAATATGAACACTACACTAAGAACAATTTTAACAAGATTGCAAAGCGATAATTATATATTTTATTATAAAGATATATTATGTGATAATAGAGAAGAATTAAAAGATTTGTTATTAAATGGATTAAAATTAACTGATTTGAGAATAAGGGAATCAGATAGTAGCTGTATTTTATTTGATATGAATACTTGTGAATTTGCAGAATGTTCGGGATATTATTGGCTATCAAATGAGGAATTACCCGATTGTATAATATGGAGCGAATATGAGGATGCATGTTATCATGAGGACGATGTTGTATTATGTTATACAAATTATAGAAATCAAGAATATATATGTGCTAATAATGAAGATATATATGAATATAGAGGAAACTACTATTTATATAATTGTTTATCGGAACATGATTTATTTGAATACGATGGTGATATTTACCATCACGAAGATATTGTATCTTGTGAGGATAGTGGAAATAATATACCTCATAATTGTGCCTTTTATTGTGAGGAGGAGGATTGTTATTATGAGGACATAAATAACATGACAAAAACGGGATTAAAAGGATACCACAAAAGCAAAATAGAAAATAAAGCAAAAGAAAGCAGAATTAAAATAGGATTTGAAATTGAGAAAGAGGATAGCGGTTTTTCCAATTTTACAAATATTAGAGAAATTGGATGGGATGCAGAAAAGGATGGTAGTTTAAATTCAAATGGCTTTGAGTTAGTATCGGCCATTTATGATTTGGAGGACTTAACACAATTAAAAGAGGATACCGAACAAATCGAGGATTATTTAAGGGCGGATTATTCAAGAAATTGTGGAGGGCATATAAATGTATCTATTCAAGATAAAAGCAATAGAGAAGTATTTAATTTGATTAGAGGATTTGTACCGCTTATTTATGCAATGTATTATGGCCGATTAGATAACCGCTTTGCAACTGCAAAGAAAATAAATGAATTAGGCGGATATAATAGATACGATGCATTTAATTTTACAAAGAATAGTGGAATATTAGAATTCCGTATTTTTTCAGCAGTAAGGACAAAGGAGCAATTAATTTGGAGGGCTGAATTCATGGCCTTAATGTTTAAACACCATCGTAAAGGCAGTGCCTCTGTATTAAAAATGTTATTTACTGATAGCCCAATAAGAAAGCATTTATTGAAAATATATCCATTGGCTAAATTTGATAATCTAATTGATAGGGTAGTTAAATATACTGATATTTATATGACCGTAAAGGATAGCAATCAAACCGCTAAAATAATTATAGACTACAAAAACAAAAAGAATATATTAATTGAGGCAGAAACAATCATAAAAGATGCGATGGAATTAGGCAGAGATATGCCGACAATCTTTCAAGATACTGATTGTATCGAATAATAAAAACAGCCTTAACACTATCAAAAACAAAGAAAATTTTTAACCTATAAATACTGGAAATTATGTGTATAGCAATTTTAAACACGAAAAACACCTTAACAAAAGAAACACTTTCACAATGTTGGAAATCAAATCCCGATGGATGCGGAATGATATACATATCAAAAGGCCAATTAGTAACCTTTAAAGAAATGACAAATTTCGATAAATTCTATAAAGAATATTCAAAGCAAAGAAAAGCTAATAAAGGCAGTAACTTTGTATTACATTTCAGAATAGCAACAAGCGGTAAAATAGATAAAACTAATTGCCATCCTTTCAATATCAATAAAAATTTAGCCTTTGTACATAACGGAATGATAAGCATCCAACAATTAAATAACAATGTATCGGATACCTATACATTTAATGAGCTAATCTTAAAAAAGTTACCAAGCACTTTTCTAAATAACCATGCTATACTTGACTTGATAGAAAACTATATCGGCTATTCCAAATTGATATTCCTTGATAACGAAAACAATCCAAGTATTTTAAACGAACACCTCGGCCATTGGGATGAATTAGATAATTGGTATTCCAATAATTCATATCAGTGTACATATACAAAGGTAAAAGCAAAGGCAAAGGATTATAGCTATGATTACTATAATGATTATAACAAAGGCCAAGCCTATTATGATGGCCTTAATTATGCAGATACTGACATTTGTACAAATTGCGACCATTATTCCGCTACCTATTCCAATGAATATTCATGCTACCTTTGTTATGATTGCAAAAGACAATTTGAAACAGTTAAATACTAAGCCCATGACAATAGACACCATACTCCGAAATACCTTATTCCACATAATAGGAACACAAACCTATTATACAATCAATATAGATAAGCCCTATATAACTGACAAAGGAATAAAGGCCTATTTTATAAACGATAGCTATACAGCCTATGAATTAAGGCCTAATCTTATAAAAGCAATTAAAGGCAAAAATAAAGCCCTTGAATCATTTACAATCATTTATAAGGAATAACATCAAAGAATAAAACAAATGCAATCAGAGAGCCTTACATTAATTTGTAGGGCTTTTTTTTGGTTTAAACTTTGTACCTTTGTAATCGTAAAGAACGAAATAGAAACGAAATAAGAAAACAATATGGCTAAATTTCAACAAGGGAACAGCGGTAGACCTAAAGGAGCAGTAAACAAGCTCAATAAAACAGTAAAGGAAACAGTATTAAACACATTTAACGAGCTTCAAAAGGATAAAATCCACAATTTAGAGGCTTTTGCTAAGAAACATCCAAGGGAATTCTATTTAATTGCCTCGAAATTGATACCAACGGAAATGATTGGAACTACCGAAACGATTATAAAGGTAACCATACCCGAAGAAAGACAAATTGAAAGCGAAAATATTATTAGAATTTAAACAAAAACCGCCAAAATGAAGCGTTTCATCGGGAAAACACTTTTTAATTAGCCCTATTAGTAGGGCTTTTTTATTGCCCTTTTTATTCGTTTTAAGGGCTTATAATTATTTAGATAGGTAAACCCTCAAAATATAAAATAAAATTGATTAAATAGCCTTATTTATAGCCCTATAAGGCAAATAATAGCTAAAATAAAGCTGTTCAGAATTACGCCCATAGGCAGCCACAAGTTCCCCCCAAAATGAGTTTTCCCCAAATTCCCTTTTTCGCCTCCCTCAATTTTTTTTTTCTGCCCAAATTGGTTTCTTTCAGACCTTCTGTTATCTCTAAGCACCTTGAGTGGTATAAGCACCTAACTTTTAGTTAAAGTGTCTTATATCGCTTTATTTTAAGTCAAATGAGATTAAGGTTCAACCTCAAATTTTTTTTTCGCTCAAAATTGGTTTTTATAAATAAGTAATTAACTTTGCCTCATAGGTGGATTTAACACAAGCCAATAAAAATAATATTCTTAGGCATTAAAAGTCCACTTTTTTAACGAATTAACTGGACAAACATTTAACAAGCACCAAAAAAACAATTATACAAGTTTATAAACCTTTAAACAACAAACAAAATGGAAAAAGAATTTATGCCATACCAAGAAGCATTAGCTTTAAAAGAATTAGGATTTGATGAACCTTGTTTTGGTAG